GGTTAAGCGACCTCGTCAAGAAAAACGCGTTTCACTTTTTTACAAATATTTACAAATGACAAAGGCGAGCGACGATGACGGCTGGGTCAAAGACACGTCCACGCTTGCGCGGGAACTCGGTCTCTCGCGTCAGGCAGTTTACGACGCGCGCGCCCGCTTCCCAGACGCACCGGCAAGACACGCAGACGGCAAGCGCGAGAACCTCGCAGCGTGGCAGGAGTTCCGCGCAAAGAATCTGATCGGAAAAGACACCTCGACGAAGCCTCTCGCGGAACTTAAAGCCGAGTTGATGCGCGAGCAGATCCGGCTCGCCCGAGCGAAGAACGAGCGCGAGGCCGGGGAAGTCATCGCGAAGGAAGTCGTCGATGATATGCTCGCGACCTTGTCGCAGAAGCTCGACCTACTCCTGAGGCTCAAGCTCGAAGTCGAACTCGGGCAACGCGTGATCGGCAAGAACGCAGCCGAGGTCAACGTCGAGGGCGGGGTAATCCTCGATGAGATCCGCGAGGTCATCAACTCGAACATCGCTCTCTATCAGGGCGGGATGGTTGCAACGAGCGCGCGGGTCTCGGACGACGCATGAGCTGGGGCGTCACAGTCGAACTCACCGAGGAGCAGACGGCGTATGCAATCGGTCGCGGGGAAGCGCGCCAACGCAATGCCGAGTCGAAGCATTTGCGCCCGACATTCGCTGAGCAGTACTGCGGGCAGATGCTCGACAATCACAAGCGCGGGGCGTGCGCGGAACTTGCAGTCAGAAAGTTCTACGGCTTCCCGCTGACGCTCGGAGTCGGCGAATTCTTCGTGCCGGACATCGAGGGAACGAACATCGAGATCCGGTGGAGCCGGAACCGAGATGGATGCAAGGTGCGGCACCGAGACATCGAGCAGGGCCGGGTAATCGTCGGAACGAATGGATCATTCAACCAGACCGAAATACTCGGCTGGATATTCGCGAGCGACGCTCCGGCTCGGGGACGGGCGAGCATTCCAGACCCGAACAGACCTGCCTGCATTTTCATCGAGGAGCTTGCGTGGGAGAACCCCTATACTCTGACTCCGGACATTTACTCAACCGCACACGATGCCGCAGCGCGTTCAAATCATCTGCTTTTTCTATAACGAGGAGACGCTCGCGCGCCTGTTCGTGCAGCACTACGCGTGGGCAGACGAGATCCTCGCGGTCGTCTCGCGGTCGAGCGACCGGACCCGCGAAGTCCTCGAAGCTGCGCGCAACGTCCGCGTGATCGACTTCGAGTTCCCGGCGGGCATGGACGACCGGATGAAGACGGACAAGGTCAACGCGTTGCTTGCCGAGCCGTCGCGGTTCGCGTGGAAGATCGTCGTGGACGCGGACGAATTCATCTGGGCACCGACGACCCTGCTGGCGCAAGACTACCTCGCGAGCGTTGCTGAGACCGTCACGGTCGTCGAGGCTCGGATGCGGAACGTCTTCCGGCATCACTCGGAGCGTGATCTCGACCTCGATCAGCCTCCGGTCCCGCAGCGTCGCTTCGGCGATCCTGACTACCGCTCGCCGGAGAACATCATGTATCAAAAGCCAATTGTGATCCGCGCCGACAGGGGCATCCGTCTTGACCTCGGCAATCACCGGCAAGCCGGAGGCGTATTCGATCACGCGTTTTGGTTCGAGGGCACGCACTGGCAAAACGCGGACCCATCGTTCGCCGTGACCCGGCGCGTGCGGGACCGGCGGGACCGGCAAAGCGAGGCGAACCTGCGCGGAGGCTACGGCATCCAGCACCACCGCGTGACAGAGAAGCAGATTATCGCGCTCTGCGAATCGCGTCGCAACTGTCCGCAGATTATATCATTCTGAATTAAAAACATGAAACCATTCCCGTCAATCGCGCAGCTCACATCAGGCGACACAAGCCAGCTTCCCAAACACGAGGACATTCGCGGCTGGAACAGCGACGACCCAATCTTTGACGAGATCGTCGAAGTGCTTGCGCCAAAGACAATCATCGAAGTTGGATCATGGAAGGGCCGGAGCGCGATGCACTTTGCGCAAGCGAGCGAGCGATTTGCCACGGAGATCGTTTGCGTGGACACATGGCTCGGCGGCGTCGATCACGTTCTCGCGAGCGGATCGGAAAACGACCGGATGCTCGACTCGGTGGGGTGCCCGAGACTGTATCATCAATTCATCAGGAACTTTGCGAATTCACCTTACGCAAACCGCATTTACCCGGTTCAGAATACTAGCATCAACGGAGCAAGAATCCTGAGCCACCACAAAATTTCCGCCGAGATAATCTACATTGATGGCTCGCACGAATACTCGGATGTTTACGATGACATGCGCGCATTTTGGTCACTCGTATCGCCGGGTGGCATCATGTTTGGCGACGACTTCGGCTTCCCCGGTGTCGGTCCTGCGGTAACGCGTTTTGCGATTGAGCGAGAGTTAAAGTTTAACGTGGTGCGTAATAATTTTTGGGTCATCACAAAACCACTAACGTGACCGAAGTCGAACGACGCCTCGCGGACTTCCGCTCGCCGAAGCGCGACCGCTCGCCGATCTATGATTGGGCACGCCGGAACATTGTCCTGCCCGACTCCTACGCGACGCCGGGACCGTTCAACGTGCGAATCTCGCCGTGGCTCATTCCGATCTTCGACGCGCTTCAGAACCCGCTGATCCGGCGCGTACACTTCCGCAAAGCAGTCCAGATCGGCGGCACGCTAGTCGCCGACATCTGGGTTCCGTGGCTGATCTGCAACGACGCGGGACCGATCTCGTGGACGATGCAGACCGACGAGATGATCGACCGGCACGCAAAGTCTCGGCTGAATCCAATCTTCGAGGCGTGCAAGCCGGTCGCGCGAATGCTCCCGAGATCGGGACCGCAGCGCACGACGACCGAGATTTACTTCGGCGGATTCTTTTTCATTCTCAACCCGGCGAACCTTTCGTCGCAGCAGTCGCAGTCGATCCGTTACAAGATCAACGACGAAATCTGGCTTCCGAAATGGCAGGACGTCTACGGTCACGCAGTCGCCCGCGTCAGTCGCTTCGAGGAGGTGGGGCGCTCGAAAATCTACAACACGTCGCAGGCTCCGGTCATGGACATCGAGACGGGGAACGTGGAGGACACGTCGTTCCGTCAGGGCAATCAGCAGGAGTGGTCCGCAGAGTGCCCGTCGTGCCGCAAGGTTCACCCGGTCGCGTTCTCGCTCGGGAGGGACGAGGAGACGAAGATCCGCGCCGGAGTCGTCTGGGACATCGAGGCAAAGCGGGACGACGACACGATTGACGTAGCGCGCGCGGTCGAGTCCTGCCGCTTCCGTTGCCATTGCGGGCACGAGACGCCGGACAGCGACGCGACCCGCAACGCGTGGAAAAAGACCGGTCGCTACGTTCCCCTGCGCCCGGACGCGCCCGCCGAGTTCGCCTCGTTCCGCGTTGAGTCTCTCGTCTCGCGACCCATGCGTCTGCTCGTCGAGGAGTTTTGCGAGGCGCAGAATCACCGGATCAAGCAGGGTGACGACAAGATGCTGATTGAGTTCCGCACGAAGCGGGAGGCGCGACCGTGGATCGTCGAGAAGAAGGTCGTCAACCTTTTCGTTAGGACGAGTGACTACTCGGTCGCGACGTTCGCGGCTGGCCAGCAGATTGAAAACGAGGTGATCCGATTGATGGCAATCGACCGGCAGAAAGATCACTGGTGGGCGGAGATCGGCGCGTTCAGCTCGGCGACCGGCACGACCTATAAGCAACTTTACTTTGGGCGAGTAGAAACCCGAGATCAGCTCCGGCATCTTCAGCAGCGGTACAAGGTACCGGACACGTGCGTCGCTCAAGACAAGGGGTATCGACCCGCCGACGTTGATCGGGACTGCGCTGAGTTCGGGTGGCGAGGCATGCGAGGACACGCGCGCAAAACGTGGACGATGCGGGACGATCACAGCGATACGCTGGTCAACTTCCCTTTCTCCGAACCGCGGGTCAGCGACTACCGGGGCGGCGACGTGTACTACTACGATTGGTCGGGCGACTACTTCAAAGACCTGCTCGCGAACGCGCTCGAGGATCGAGGTGATCTCAAGTGGCTGCTCCCGGCAGACGTGAACCCGCTCTACCTCGAACACCTCAAGGGCGAGGCAAAGGTCGAGATCCGCACCGGCGTGTGGGAATGGCGCGAGGTAAAGAGCAACGCGCCGAATCACGGTCTCGACACCTCGGCGATGATCCTGTGCATGGCGACGATTGCGAACGTGATCCGCTACACGTCGCCTAAAGACTAACGGCTTTTGACAAATCGGGCATTGGCAAATGCTCGACAACCCATTTCTCGGCCTCGACGCCGCGACGCTCGCGATTCTAAAAACGAAGGCACTCGACGCAATTCAGGCGGTGCTGCTCAATCAAAGTTACTCGCTCAACGGAAAAAGCGTCTCGCGTGCGGACCTCTCTGCGCTCAATCAAATGCTCGGGCAGATTGTTGACGCGCAAGCGTATGGTAACGGGGAGACGACCGACACGACCTTCATCTCTTTCACTGGACTCTGAGCAACTAACACACGCACATGGAAATCGAGAACTTCGACGCATCAGCAGTCGTCAAAAACAAGCCGTGGTTAGACCGCGCGCTCGAAAACATTGCGCCGACGTGGGCGCTGCGTCGTCTTGAATCGCGCGTGCAGAAGCATCTGTTCGAGTACAACGCCGCGCGCACGAACCGGCTCTACGCTCCGAAGCAGTACGGGCAACCTGCGGAGTCCACGCAGAACCAGCGCGACCGCGTGGTCATGATGTGGGAAGCGCGTGACCTCGTTGAGAACTTCCCCGAGGCTCGTGAAATCTCGCGCAAGTTTGGCAACTACTTGACGCCGCACGAGTACAGTCCGACGACCGGCGACCGCGCATACAATCAGACGATCAGCGAATACTTCCACCAGTGGTGCAAGACGTGCGACGTCACGAACCGGCACTCGTTCAAGAAGCTCGTGCAACTCGCCGCCGAGGAGCGCCCGGTCGATGGCGATTGCGGCTTCGTCATCCGACGCACGACCGACGGCCTCAAGCTCCAGCTCGTTCCGGCGACCCGCATCGGCAACCCGAACATGGCGGCGATTGATTCCGACAATTACTATCAGGGGATCATCACGAACGACTTCGGTCAGCCGGTCGCGTATCGGATCTTCCGCGTGGACCGGAATGGCGTTTACTTCGGAGCGGAGGACATTCCGGCAAACCAGTTCTGTCACTACTTCGATCCGTTCCGCGTTGACCAGTACCGAGGGATCACCGATCTGCACGCCGCGATCCAGACCGCGCGCATGCTCCACGACATTCTGCAGGCGGAGAAGGCTGGCGTTCGCTTCTCCTCTCAGCAGGCCGCGCTGATCTTTAACGAACGCGGGACGGCAAATCCGCGCAACCTCTTCCAGCCGAATCCGACGCTCGCGCTCCCGAGCGGGCAGCAGCAGAAGAACGAGCTGACCGAGGTCGGCATGATCCGATACTTCTCCAACAGCGACCGCGTCGAGGTCATGCCAGCGCGCCCGTCGCAGGCGTTTACCGGCTTCGTGCAGCATCTCATGCACGAGATCGCTCTCGGCGTCGGCGTTCCCGAGGGCGTCTTGTTCGGAACGCAGGACTACAAGGGGCCGAGCGTGCGCGCAGAGTTCGCCGCCGCTGATCGCGTGTTCGCGAAGCATCAAGGCGTGCTAACCGACAAGGTGCTCGATCCAATCAAGGACGCCGTGATCCTCGACGCGATTGCGCGCAGCGAGATTCCGCCGCCGACGCTCCTCGAAGGCGAGACGATGGTGCAGGCTCTTCGTCGCGCGACCCGTGGCGAATGGCGATTCCCAGCGAAGCTCTCGATCGACGTCGGGCGCGAGTCTGCCGCGAACATGAACGAGAACCGGCAGGGCGCAAAGTCTCTGCAAGAGATCGCAGCCGAGGAGGGCACGGACGCGTTCGCTCGTCTTGAGCAGATCGCAATCGAGGCCGGATTCGTTAAGGAGCTTGCGGAGAAGTACGGCGTGCCGGAGACGGCCATCCGCCTGACGACGCAGTCGCTCCCGAGCACGCCGACCGCAGCCGCAGCCGCGGGCGATGCCGTAGGCAAGGCAGCAGCGGACGCGCAAGCCGCGAGCGTCATGCCGCAGACTGGCGGGCCGGAATCAGTCGGCGGGCAGGCTCCCGGCGAGGAGATCGTGCCCGGAAACGCGTTCGACGACTCTAAACTCATCACGATTAATCTTGAGACCGGCAGCTACATTCCGACGAACGCGATGGCAGACAACGCTCGCCGCGCGCTCGACGTGCGTGAGAAGAAGCCAGCCTCGCAGCGCGGCATGACCAGCGTCGGC